TGGTACAGTATTGGTCGGGTTGTAATGTGTTAGGGATATGCAACCATCCTTATCCAACCATCCATGTCTGCAATCAGAAGTAGAATAGCCTACAACCTGATGTTATTGAGAATGAAAGTGATAATCATTCTCATATGGGGGGGTGGGGTAGTGCGATTAAGAATGAGTCGCATTCTCATCCGACTTCTGGGGGGTAGGTCCCCCTCGCCTATACGTAAAGAACACCCCTCACCCCGCAACGTTGAAATTGGAATTGAGTTGTATTAAACATTAATAATAGGATATGATCGTTATCCACCACTACATATGCATTTATTAAAACATTTATATTAACAAAGTGCTCAAATTCTAGTATATATCTATGTAAGTAGATTCCTTACAAGACGAATGAATATCCTTCGAGATGAAAGATCATCCCGCAGGTGAAAAGGAGGGGTAGACATATCCCCGAATATGAAGATTGTAAATGTAGGAAGCTACAGGTATATCAATGTTAATGTATTGTATTTAATTATTAGGAGGTAGTGATGGCTGAAGATTCCTTTGATACGCTGGATCGCTTCCAGAGTCGTGAGCTAGATCGCCGGAAGGACCTGCTTATGAGCATGGCCCGTAATGCCGCTGAGAGGTTTGGTCCGATGTCAGATGAAGAGAAGAGTGTTGTCTTTGAGGCAATCATGGAGCGCTATCGTAGTGTCATCACTAATGTTCCGCTTCCTCCCATCTCTAATGCAGACCCTCCGGGGACGAACGACGAGCTTAATAAGGTTGTCGATCCAAAGGAGATGCTGTTCCGTAATATGGAAGATCGGAAGATTGTTCCGGAAGAACGAGATGCGTAATGGCTCTAGAACCTAAACACCGTCTAGCCGTCAACAACTACATGCGTGGGATGTCTAAGAAGAAGAGTGCAGTTAAGGCTGGCTTCTCCACCCATTACGCTATTGAGTTGTTTGAACGTGAAGATATGAAAGAAGAGATTGAACGGAGATTGAAAGTGGCAGAATCGAAATCAGAGATGGACCGTGACTGGCTGCTTGGCAAGCTTCGTACCATTATTGAAGCAGACCCTGGTGAACTTATTGAAGTTGACGAGAAGGGTAGGCCTTCCTTGGATTGGACAAACCTGTCCCCCACCTTGCGTAAGGCTATTAGTAAGGTGAGTGCAACTACGACGTCGAGCGGTAAGAAGTATGGCCGCACCAAGACTGTCGTAACGTTTGACACTCCTGATCGTATCGCAGCCATTAAGGAAGCAGCACAGCTTCTGGGTCTGCGTGAGGATCGTATCAAGATTGATATGGAAGATAATATGATTACAGTTCTTCAGGCTGCCCGTGATCGGGTTCGCCTTGGGGATGCAGAGGAGGAATAATGACCCTTAGTGCGATAGAGCAGATCAACGTAGAGGTGTCGAAGTATACAGACGACCCGCTCGGGTACGTCATGTTCAACTTTCCGTGGGATTCCGATCCCTCGATTCAGATGGTTGAGCTTGTCGAGCCCTATCGCAGTAGGTTCCAATGCAAGTGGGGTCCCGATGAGTGGGCCTGCCAGTTCCTAGATGAGCTTGGTGAACAGATCAGGGATAGGAAGTTTGATGGCCGAAACGCTGTCCGACCTATTCGATTCTCCACTGCATCGGGACACGGCATCGGCAAGAGTACGCTGGTGTCGTGGTTGATTATGTTTATTCTAGACACTCGTCCATGGAGTATGGGTGTGGTGACCGCTAACACTAGCGATCAGTTGCGTACCAAGACATGGGCTGAGGTTGCCAAGTGGCATCACATCGCTCTCACCACGTCGCTGTGGAGCTACACTAACAGCCGTGGTAATATGAGCCTGTCGCGTGTCGGCAGTAAGAAAGCTAAAGAGAAGTGGAGGTGCGATGCCCTCACTGCTCGTGCTGAGAATGCAGAATCTTTTCAGGGCCTTCATGCATCGAACTCGACTGCCTTCTACATCTTTGATGAGGCATCGGGAATTGAAGACCCTATCTGGGATGCCCGCCTTGGCGGTGCGACGGACGGTGAACCGATGTCTTTTGACTTCGGCAATCCAACGCGGAAAAGCGGTTACTTCTATGAAAATTGTGTCGGTACGTATAAGCATCGGTACATCGTTCGTAAGATCGACAGCAGGGATGTGGCAATCACCAGTAAGGCGTATATCGAAGAACTGAGAGAAGACTATGGCGCAGATAGCGACATCTTCAAGGTCAAGGTTAAGGGTGAGTTCCCCACCATTGGCTCTGTTCAGTTCATCTCTAACGACTGGGTTCGTGAGGCTATGCAGCGTAACTTGCCGCATGATAAGAACGATCCCTTGATGATCGGCGTTGACGTTGCCCGCTTCGGTGACAACAGCACGGTCATCTACCCCCGTATCGGGATGGATGCTAAGTCGTTCGAGTTCAAACTATACAACAGACTTGATACTATGCAGGTCGTAGATAAGGTCATTGAGATGATTCAGCAGTTCGCTGCTATCGGCAAGACGCCATCAGGCATCTTCGTTGATGGAGGCGGGCTTGGTGCAGGTCCAATTGATCGCTTGCGACAGCTAGGCTACAAGGTGATTGACGTTAACTTTGGTGGCAGAAGCCCCGATGCGCAGAGATATCGGCGCAGAGGGGATTACATGTGGGGTAAGATGCGAGAAGGCATCCAGAACCGTATGGCACTGCCATTCAATAATGACCTGATGCAACAGCTTACCCAACGTGAGTATGACATTCACGAGGGTAAGATTGGGCTTGAAGGTAAAAAGGATATGGCTAAGCGTGGTGTACAGAGCCCGGATATTGCGGATGCTCTCGCCCTCACCTTCGCTCAAGACATTGCACCGGGGTTCATGTCGAGCTTCACTACTAAGCCCCCGATGGCTAGAAGCGACTATGATCCCTATGAAGGAGAATATTAATGGGCATTGAAACCATGGCGTTGATCGGTACTCTTGTCGCATCAGCGGCTACTGTGCATTCAACCCGGACAGCATCTAAGGATGCTAAGAAGGCGAGGAATGCTGCAGCTAATCAAGTAGTGCCAGTTGTCGAACCTGTGGGAACTCCACAGGACGCAGTTGATACACAGAGAAATAAACGACGGTCGCTTCGCGATACTACTGTTTTGACAAGTCCTCTCGGACTAGACGGGGCTGCCCAGACGGCGGCACCAACTCTGTTAGGACAGTAGAATGGCACAGCTTCCATCACAGTTCTCGGGTACTCTCCGTGACTACTACAACCGTCGAGTGAGTGGTATGAAGTTGGAACGGGAGAGTTTTGAGTCACACTGGCAAGAGCTTTCTGAATACATCGAGCCCCGGCGTGGCCGGTTCTTTACGAGCGACCGTAATAAGGGTACGAGACGACACAGTAAGATTATTAATTCACGGGCTTCACAGGCGCTACGTACAGCCACGGCTGGTATGTTCGCTGGGATTATGTCCCCAGCCCGTCCTTGGTTCAAACTTGAATCACTTGATAAGGAACTGATGAGTTCCACAGCCGTTAAGATGTGGCTGTGGGATGTGGAAAAGATCATTCGGGCAGTGTTTCTAGAGAGTAATCTCTACAACATGGCCCCTGTGACCTTGGGTGAGGCTATGCTATTCGGCACTGGAGCGATGTCACAGCTTGATGACTTTGATGACGTGACACGTTTCTATAACCATACAGCCGGTAGCTACCTTATTGGGCAGAATGAGCGTGGTGTCATTGATACCTTTGCTCTAGAGAAGGAGTTAACGGTCGGACAGATCGTCAGTAAGTTCGGTGTTGAGAACGTATCGACGGGTGTTGCGGATTGTTTCAACCGAGGCGTCTACGATAAGTGGTACCCGGTTACACAGTTCATTGAACCGAACCCTGACTTCTCTACTAACTCCCCTATCACCTCAGAGAATATGCCCTTCCGTTCGGTATGGTATGAAGCCGGTAAGACTGGCACAGCCGCTGACAAGAATAAGTTCTTGAGGAAGAGTGGTTTCGAAGAGTTCCCCGTTCACGTCCCCCGTTGGGGTTTGACAGGAGAGGACATCTACGGTACCAATGCACCCGGCATGATCTCTCTTGGTGATACCAAGGCACTTCAGATTATGGAGAAGCGTAAGGCACAAGCTGTCGATAAGCTAGTTAATCCTCCATTGAAAGGCCCGCCCTCTATTCGAGACGTGCCTATCACTTCTCTCCCCGGCGGAGTTAACATCTACGATACTGATGGTAGTCACGATGGACTAACCACTCTGTATCAGGTGGAGCCACGCTTGCAGGAGATGAGGGCTGAGATTGATGCAGTAGAAGCACGAATCAACGAGGGCTTTTTCGTTGATCTGTTCCTAGCTATTTCTGCAATGCAAGGCGTGCAGCCACGTAACCAGCTTGAGCTATCACAAAGAAACGAAGAACGACTGCTTATGCTTGGCCCACCGCTGGAGCGTTTGCAGAATGAATTCCTCTCTAACATCGTAGAACGTACATTCAATCAGGTCATGCGTGCGGAAATGCTTCCGCCCCCTCCCCCCGAACTGGATGGTTCTACAGTTAATGTTAGATTTATTTCGGCCTTGGCGCAGGCACAGCGAGCCGTTGAAGTTAGCACAATCGAACGTGCTACCTTGTTCGTCTCACAGCTTGCTCAATTTAAGCCGGAGACGCTGGATAAGTTCGATGCTGATAAGGCATTCGATAAGTTTGTTCAGTTAACTGGAGCGGACCCTGATATCGTGACACCTAATGAACAGGTGGAAGAGATTAGGAAATCGCGTGCTGAAGCCCAACAGGCAGCCCAACAGGCAGAGCTTGAGGCCCAACAGGCCCAGACAGGTGCAACACAGGCATCTGCAGTGAGCGACATAGCATCAACTACAAAAGGTGAATGATGGTTGAATATGATGCAGGCGATTCAGTTCAGGTGAAGGGTCGTAAGACTACAGCTGATCTGCAGTCAGAACGAGAAGTGGAGGAGTTGCTGTGGCTATTGAACGACCGTCGTGGTCGCAATATCGTATGGCGATGGATCACTAAGTGTGGTGTATTTCAGACGAGCTTCACAGGCAACTCCACTACGTTCCTAAATGAAGGGAAGCGGCAGATCGGACTATATCTAATTGAAGATGTGTTCCGTGCTGACGTTAACTCTTTTGCGCTAATGATGGTTGAAAACAAGAAGGATAATAAATAATGAGTGTGCTTAATGAAGAGGCCCCAGACAACACCGAAGCCTCGGAAAAAGTTGTAGACGAAGCCAGCAAGTCGCTTCTAGCAGCTGAAGATAAGCCGGACGAAGGCTCAGAGGATAAAGTCTCTGAGGATAAGGAGAAGGAAGCTGAAGCCAAGACGGATGACGAAGAGTCCGAAGAGGTTGGTGCTCCCGACGAGTACGAAGAGTTCACTATGCCCGAGGGCTTTGAATTTGAGGCTGACTCTCTAGATCGCTTTAAGGTGATCGCTAAGGAGAGTAATATGCCCCAAGACGTAGCCCAGAAGTTGGTTGACTTGCAAACAGAACTCGCTGGCCAGACATCTGATAAGATGGTTGCGCAGTGGAAAGAGGTTCAGGACGGTTGGGCTGAAGCGGCTAAGACCGACAAAGAGTATGGCGGTAATGCCCTTCCTGAGAATCTCGCAGTTGCTAAGAAGGCTCTTGATACCTTCGGCAACGACGATCTGCGTGCTGCTATTGAGGTGACTGGGATGGGGAACCACCCCGAGCTAATTCGTTTTCTTGTTAAGGTCGGTAAGACTGTAGCTGAAGACGGTATCATGAACGAAGGTTCGCGCACTATGTCTCAAGATGACATCGCCAAGCGAATATTCACCACTATGGATAACTAAGGAGACTTAGAACATGTCTGTTCTTTCTGTGACTAACCCGACGCTTCTCGACTTGGCGAAGCGGACGGACCCTAATGGCAATATTGATGCCATCGTTGAAGTCCTCATGGAAACCAATGAGGTTCTGGATGATATGACTTGGAGCGAGGGTAACCTCCCGACTGGTCATCGAACCACGATGCGTAGTGGCCTGCCCACGGTTACGTGGCGTAAGCTGTACGGTGGTGTCCAGCCTAACAAGAGTAAGACCGTTCAGGTAACTGACAACACTGGTATGCTCGAAGCGTATGCTGAAGTTGATAAGGCTCTTGCTGACTTGAATGGTAACTCCGCTGCCTTCCGTCTCTCGGAAGACAAGGCGTTCCTTGAAAGCATGAACCAGGAGATTGTTAACACGCTCTTCTATGGTAATGAAGGTACCGAGCCTGAAGCCTTTACTGGCCTCTCGCCTCGCTACAACGACCTGTCTGCCGAGAATGCTGACAATATTGTCAACGCTTCTGGCTCAGGTACTGATAATGCCTCTATCTGGCTTGTTGTCTGGGGTCCGAATACGATCCATGGCATCGTGCCCAAGGGCTCCACTGCTGGTCTGTCCGTTTCGGATAAGGGTCAGGTTACGATTGAAGACGTTGATGGTTCCGGTGGTCGCATGGAAGCGTACCGTACTCATTATCGCTGGGACGCAGGCCTTACGGTTCGCGATTGGCGCTATGTTGTGCGTGTTGCTAACATCGACAAGTCCGATCTGTCGAACGTGTTCACCTCTGGTGCATTCGCATCCGGTGCTAACCTGCCTGACCAGATGTTCAAGGCTATGCGCTTGATCCCTAACCTGAATGCTGGACGTCCGGTATTCTATGCCTCGCGTGATATGGCTACTTGGATCGCCCGTCAGAAGGCGGCCATGGGTCTGCAGTCATACTCCATGGCTCAGGCCGTTGCTGGTGATCAGCGTTGGACCGAAGACTTTAATGGTATCCCCATCCGTCGTGTAGACGCTCTGTCTGCCAACGAAGCTCTTGTCACGTAATAAATAGGAATAGGAGAAAACAATATGGCTATCTTGGATAGTACCCTCGAATTTGCTGATGCGGTTTCGGTCGCTAATGCAGCGGGGATTGACCTGATCGGTAATGTTATCGATCTGGGTGTCGAACAGCGTGACGTCGGTATGGGCCAGCCCCTCTACCTCGTCGTTAACGTTGACACGGAAATCATCACAGGTGGTTCAGCTGGTACGATTCAGTTCCAGCTTGTCTCTGATGCTCAGGCGGCTATCGCTGCTGATGGCACGGAGACCATCCACTATACGTCACACGATTTTGTGACGGATGGCACGGACGCTAATGCGGCTGAGATGAAGGCGGGTGCTTACCCCGTCATGATCGCTCTACCTATGCAGGGCGTCCCTTACGAGCGTTATCTGGGTATCCAGACTATCGTGACTACCACCACAGTTACTGCCGGTGCGATTAACGCATTCCTGACTTTTGATCCGATTGGATGGAAGACTTATCCGGATGCAGTTAACTGATAACTAGCCTAACAGGGGAGGGGGGTAACCTCCTCCCTACTTTTTTAACAGGAGATTCAGATGCAGGTTAAACTTACATTCCCATGGTTCGCGAGTACCACGCAGGGTGACAATGATAGCGGGCGGCCCGTTTCAGGACGGATGTATCGTGAAGGCACACATGACATGCCTGAAGAGCTCCGTGATTCCCTACCTTCAGATGCAGTCGTAATCGAAGATGCCAAGCCCCTTCCAGAACCTAAGCTCAAGGCTTCAGATATTGCTAAGGCCAGCTTGAAGGACTTTGATGGCGATCGTCCGGCTAGCGACGCTACTGCCCTCATTCTTGAGAAGGCACAGAAGTAATGTTCCCCGGTTCACTCAGTAAGGTGAAGATTGTCAACTTGGCTCTGTCCCACATCGGCGCATCCAATCAGATCGAAAGCTTTGACGAGAACAGTATTGAGGCCTCACAGGCTAGCCTCTGGTATGACATTGCACGTATCCAGCTACTTGAATCTTCCGATTGGAATTTTGCACGTAAGCGACAGGTACTTGCCCTTCATTCAGAAGCAGCATCGGCACCCGACTGGGCGTACCGATACCAAATTCCGGCGGATGCAATCGCTCTTAGGCGCTTGGTTAATCCGTCTGGTCTAAAGGCTGACGCTGTTCCGTACCGATTAGAAATGGATTCAACTGGTGAACAGCAGACTATCCTCTGTAACCTAGAAACTGCCGAGGGTGTCTTCACGTTTAATCAGGAAGCGGTTGGTGTGTTTAGCTCTGGCTTTGTTCAGGCATTCTCATTCCTCCTCGCACACTATCTTGCTTATCCTATCTCTGGCCGAGAAGAGATCGCTCAGATGATGTTGGAGAAGTACGTATTCACATCACGAGCCGCTACAGCTGTCAATGCTAATCAGGAAGTTCCTGACACACCGCGTGACGCTGAGTGGATTAGAGGACGGTAAATGACGACAGTGATACAACCAAGCTTTTCTAAAGGCGAAATCGCCAGCGCCCTGTATGGTCGCGTAGACACACGGGCATATGACATCGCTGTGCGTAAGGCACGTAATGCCATTGTGCATCAGTACGGTGGTATCTCTAATCGACCGGGTACCATGTTTGTAGGCCCAGTTAAGGACCACACTGCAGTTACCCGGCTAGTTTCTTTCCAGTTCAAGACCACAGATACACACATTCTAGAGTTCGGTAATGAATATGTACGTATAATTCGTAATGATGGACATGTTACAGAGACTGAGGTGGTGATAACTGGAGTGACACAGGCTACGCCCGGCGTTGTTACAACCTCTGGGGCACATGGTTATGCGAACGGAGATGAAGTTTATCTCTCTAGTATCGTAGGTATGACTGAGCTTAATGGTAGGCGTTTTAATGTTGCCAACGTTACTGGTACAACCTTCGAACTAACTGATCAGGTTACTAGTGCGAACGTAGCTACAGGTACATATACGGCATACGGTTCCGGTGGAACAACGGCACGTATATACACCCTTGCCACTCCATACTTGACTTCAGAGTTACGTGACCTCAAGTTCGCACAGACTGCGGATGTGGTTACAATTGTACATCCAAACCATTCTCCTAAGAAATTGGTACGGTCGGCACTAGCAAGTTGGGCTCTCACGGATGTAGTGTTTAGCCCTACGATTACGTTTCCCCTTGACATCGCTACCTCTGGTGGCTCAGGTGGCAACGCTAGATACACGGTAACAGTGATCGATGACGACGGTAATGAAAGCCTTGCTGGTCTCGGTGATAGCCCCGGTTCATCAAACATCACTGCTATTACAGCAGCTAATCCTGCTGAAGTCACCTCTGCCGCTCATGGCTATACGGATGGTGATCGCGTCTACCTGCAGAATATTGCTGGTATGACTGAGCTCAACGATAGACAGTTTGTAGTGACTAACTCGGCAACTAATACGTTTGACTTACTTGGTGAAGACAGTTCTTCACATACAGCTTATACATCAGGTGGTACACTTCGCGGTACGTTTACAGATCATGTTAACGACACTGCTGTTACCATCACTTGGACTGCTGTGACAGGCGCGTCTCGATATCGTATCTTCAAGGAAAGTCAGGGTGTCTTGGGCTTCATAGCCTCAACGTCCGGTGTTACATTCCTTGACAGTGGTGCTATCACACCTGATATTGCTGATACACCGCCTACCCAGTTTGAACCTTTCCGGAATACTGGAGATAAGCCAGCAGCTGTTGGCTTTCATCAGCAGCGTTCTGTGATGGGTGGCTCTGATAACAAGCCGGATACTACGTACTTCTCTGTAGTGGGCGATACCGATGATTTCAGTAAGCGTATCCCCTTGCAGTCAGACGATGGTTTCTCTGCAACAATGGCTTCTGACGAAGTTAACCGTATTCAACATTACGTGTCTCTTCGTAATCTTCTTGTGTTCACCACAGGTAGTGAGTGGTCATTCGCTAGCTCATCTGGTGCCAGCAGGTTCTCTGCTGATACATTAAGTGCTGATGTACAAACTCGATGGGGCAGTAACAACATGCCTCCTGTCGTTGTGGGTAACTCAGCTATGTTCGTTAATGAGACATCTAATCGAGTACGTACCACCGCATATTCGTTCGCGGATGATACATACATCGCAGAAGAACTTTCTCTATTCGTGCCTCACATGTTTCGTAACATGACTGTGGTAGAGTGGTCGAACGTTCGATCCCCTGACCCAATCGTCTACCTAGTTAGGGATGATGGGCAGGTTCTTACGATGACGTTTAACAAGGAACAGGATGTCACAGCTTGGACTACGTGGGATACGGATGGTAAGTACGAGAGTACAGCAGCCATCCGTCCCTCTATTAACTCAAGCAGCGAGGAAGCTTACTTCATTGTTAATCGTACCATCAACGGTAATACTGTTCGGTACATTGAACGTACTAAGAGTAGGTTGTTCGAAACGGTTCAAGACTGTTTCTTTGTTGACGCAGGGTTGTCTATGGACGTACCCTATTACATTAGTGGTGTGAGTTTAGCTTCTCCCGGTGTAGTCACAACGACATCCGCTCATGGTTATGCTAATGGGGATGAGGTCGATATCACAGGTATCGAGTGGGTAACCACGGAAGACCAATGGGGTAATGACATTCAACCTTCGCAGCTTAACATGTGCAGATACACTGTAGCTAATAGTACGTCCACTACATTCACCCTACTCGATATAACGAGCGGTGTAGCTGTGGACACTACAGCATTCAGTTCATACGTAAGTGGCGGTGAAGTCCGACAAGCTGTTAGCTCCTTATCTGGGTTATCACATCTGGCTAACACACCAGTCACAATGCTAGCAGATGGTAACGTGATCTCGAATTTAACAGTTAGTGCTGATGGAGACCTGACACTTCCGCGTAGTTTTTCGCGGGTACATGTAGGCCTTCCATACACCACAGACATCGAGACACTTGATCCTGAACCCGACCCCGACCGTAAGGTTGTTGCGGGTAAGAAGAAGAATATCGCACGTGTCACAATCAGGTTCGAGAAGAGCCGTGGATTGTGGGTTGGTCCTGATAGTACCTCCCTTCATGAAATGAAGCAACGTGAGTTCGAGGTGTATGGTCAACCGACAGCACTGTTAACTGGTGACAGGTCGATTGACATTACAGCTAAATGGACGGAGCATGGTCGTCTCTTCATGAGGCAGCGTGATCCATTGCCCCTGACAATTCTAGCCTTGATTCCGGATATCAACATAGGAAAGATATGATGGATGAATTTGTTCCTGTAGAGGAGCATCATGTTGCTGAGCTTTCACAGACAATGCAGATAGAGGACGTAGATAGCGTGTGGGCGTTGGCCCGCATGACGCCGGAACAGGCACTCGTCCACTCCCTTAAGCACTCTGTGGAAGCTTACGCATGGGTCTCTGACGGAGAAGTAGGTTGCATCTTCGGTGTCAGTAAAGCTAATATGTTAAGTTCGAATGGGTGCCAATGGGCACTTAGCTCAACTAAGGTTATGTCAAAGCCGATTCCATTTCTTAGGTACAGTAAACGTTGGGTGTCACATCTTATAACAAATTACGATTACCTTTTTAATGTCGTCGATGCAAGACACACACGATCTATTAAGTGGCTCAAATGGTTGGGCTTCACTATACACCCGGCACAGCCCCTCGGACCAGAGGGTGAGTTGTTCCATATAAACGATATGAGGAAATAGAATGGGAACCGCTATCGCAGGCTTAAGCACAGCCCAACAGATTTCCATGGGAAGTGAAGTTCTCGGAACTGGTCTCGGCATCTTGGGTACAAATAAAGA